CTCTGCAACAAGAGGTGAAGAGGATGGGACTGATTGACCGGATCTTCGGGAGACCGAGGGCCGCGGGCGCCGGGGAGAGCCGGTTTGAGACGCTGACGGCATACTCGCCGGTGTTCCGGAGCTGGGGCGGACAGATCTACGAAAGCGAACTGGTGCGGGCGGCGGTGGACGCGAAAGCCCGGCATGTGGGCAAACTGCAGTACCGGATGCAGGGCACGGCAAGGCAGAAACTGTACACGGCGACAAAGGCGGCGCCGAACCCGTGGTACACGTGGCCGCAGTTCCTGGAGCGGTGCAGCAACATCTACGAGGTGCAGAACAACCTGTTCATTGTGCCGCTGCTGGACGAGATGGGCGAGGTTGGCGGGTACTTCCCGGCACTGCCCAGCACGTGCGAGGTAGTGGACCGGGGCGGGGAGCCGTACCTGAAGTACATCTTCCGGAACGGGCAGAAGCGGAGCGTGCCCCTGCGGCGGTGCGCGGTGGTCACCAAACACCAGCTGGCGGACGACATCTTCGGCGAGAGGAACACGGCGCTGATGCCCACCATGGAACTGGTGAACATGGTGAACCAGGGCATCATGGAGGGCGTGAAGAACGGCGCCACCTACCGGTTTATGGCCCAGCTGACGGGGAAGGCCTTTGACGAGGACCTCCGGAAAGAGCGGGAGCGGTTCGACAAGAACAACTTCCAGGGCGGAGGCGGCGGCCTGCTGCTGTTCGGCAACCAGATGACCAACGTGCAGCAGCTGAAGCAGGAAGGCTTCAAGGTGGACGCCGACCAGCAGAAGCTGATCCGGGAAAACGTGTGCAACTACTTCGGCGTTAGTGAAAAGGTGATCCGCAACGAGGCGACCGGCGACGAGCTGGACGCCTTTTACAATGGCGCGATTGAACCATTTGCCATCAAGCTGAGCGACGCGCTGAGCCGGATGGTGTTCACGGAGCGGGAGCGGAACGGCGGCAACGCCATCACCTTTGCCGGGGACCGGCTGCAGTATATGAACATCTCTTCCAAGATTTCCATGGCGCAGCAGCTGGGGGACCGGGGCATTCTGACCATTGACGAGATCCGGGCGCTGTTCAACTATGACGAGCTTCCTGACGGGGTAGGGAAACACGTGCCGGCGCGCGGCGAGTACTACTTCGTGGACGAAGGCAAAGAGAAGGACGCGGATCCGAAGAAGGACGCGGACGATAAGAACGGAGGAAAAGAGGATGAATAAGGAAGTCCGGAGCCTGGAGTTTGAAATCCGGGCGGAGGAAACCGGCAGCGAGGAACGAGCCGGACGGCTGACGGGCACGCCGATTGTTTTCAACCAGGTGACTGACCTTGGATTTATCCGCGAAATGATCGAGCCCGGCGCACTGGCCAACACGGACCTGAGGGACGTGCGCTTCCTGGTGGGGCATGATACGAGCATGATCCCGCTTGCCAGGAGCAGGAACAACAACGAAAACAGCACCATGCAGCTGTCAGTGAATGACAACGGTATGGATATCCGCGTCGATCTCGATATCGAGAACAACCCGCGGGCAAAAGAGCTTTATTCCGCCGTGAAGAGGGGCGACATATCCGGGATGTCGTTCATGTTCACGGTTGATAAAGATGCGTGGGAGGACCTGGAGAGCGAGCAGCCGCTGAGACGGATCACGTCCATCAGCAGGGTGTTCGAGGTTTCCGCGGTGACCTTCCCCGCATATGAAGGCACGAACATTCAGGCAGCTTCTGAAGACTCCGCGCTGGAGAGCGTGAGGGCCTCGCTGGAGAGCGCAAGGAAGCAGGCTGAAGAGGAACGTGCCGCACAGGCCGAAGAGGAGCGCCGGACGGCGCTGATCGAGCGGCTGAACAACCTGAAAGGAGGCAAAGAAGAATGAACTTTGCCGAAATGAACGGCGAGCAGCTGCAGGCCAGAATGGATGAACTGATCGCCGAGACCAGCGAAGAGAAGCGGGACGCGCTGGACAACGATGAACTGGAAGCCCGCATCACCGAGATGGAAGCCCTGAAGGCTGAAATCGAGAAGCGCAAAGCCGCCGCGGCCGAAGAGGCCCGGGAGGCAGAAGAAGCCGCCCAGATGAAGGGCGAGCCCATTATCAAATCCAATGAGGAGGAAAGAAACATGGATATCAATTCCAAAGAATACCGCGACCTGTGGCTGAAGGCCCGGCAGGGTTCCCTGACTGAAGAAGAAGCCCGCGCTTACAGCGCCGCCGGCACGAACGCCGTGCCCACCATGGTGAGTGACAAGTTCTTCGAGAAGATGAAGAAACTGGCTCCGATGCTCTCCGAGATCACCCTGCTCCGCGTTGCCGGCAACCTGAAGTTTGTTGCTGAAGGCGTGCGGAACGACGCGACCGCGAAGCACACCGAAAACAGCGCACTGGCCGCTTCCGCTGATGAGACCGTTTCCGTGGTCCTGGGCGGATTCGAGTTCATGAAGGTCATCCAGATCAGCCGCACTGCGAAGCTGATGGCGATCGATGCTTTCGAGAACTGGCTGATCGAAATGCTGGCCGGCGACATCGCCCGCAGCATCGACAACTACATCATCAACGACTCCAGCAACGGTATCGCCGCGCTGACCTTCACCACCGGCACCAACCAGATCGTGAACACCACCTATACCTATAAGAGTGTGTGCGATCTGATTGCCCTGCTGCCTGCGGCCTATGATGCCGAAGCGAAGTTCCTGATCAACAAGAAGACCCTGTACGGCGCCGGCGGTATCGCACAGATCGTGGACAGCGCCGGAAATCCCATCTTCGTGCCTGACACCGTGACCGGTATCGGCGGACGCCTGATGGGTTACCCGGTTGTCGTTGACGATTATGTCGCCAACTCCAACAAGGGCGTGTACCTGGGCAAGTGGACCGATGTGGTCGGCAACCTGCCGGAAGACATTCACGTGGACCGCGACGAGAGCGCCGGCTTCACCGCCAACGCCATCGTGTACCGCGGCATCGCGGTGTTCGACTCCAAGCCTGCGAAGGGCGACGGAATTGTGCGACTGGTGAGCACCACCGCCTGATGATCTGAAGGGGACGCCCTTTAGATACGCCGGAGCAGGGTTTTACCCTTTACCTGCTCCGGCACTTCTTTTCAAAGGGTGAAGAAAGGGGAAGAAAACATGAAAACGATGGTAGCCGTCCCGTGCATGGACACGGTACAGACCGAGTTTGCTGACAGCCTGCTGAAACTGCGGCCGGTGGGGATGATGATGCACTGCTTCATGCCGTGCAGCCTGATCTACAAGAGCCGGAACGATCTTGGATCAATCGCCGTAAAAGAAAAAACAGACTATGTTCTGTGGATTGACAGCGACATGGTGTTTCCGAGCGACCTGCTGGTTGACCTGATGGCAGATCTCCAGGAAGGGCGGGACATTGTCGCGGCTGTGTGCCATATGCGGCGCCCTCCGTTCCGCCCGGTGATTTATAAGAAGCTCCGCCAGGGGCTGACACCGGCGGACAACGAGTGGGAAAACTACGACGATTATCCGAGGGACGCACCGTTCAAGGTGGAAGCCTGCGGGTTCGGCTGTGTGCTGATGAAGACCTCCGTAATGGAAACGATCATCAACAAATACAACGACCTGTTCGCGCCGCTGCCGGGGTTCGGGGAAGACCTGAGCTTCTGCATCCGTGCGAGGGCGTGCGGGTTCGACATCTGGTGCGACCCGAAAGTCCAGGTCGGCCATAAGGCGACAACCATCGTGACAGACGACACATTCCAGGCTTACCGCAAGGCTGGTGGGACAGTGTGAAAATACTGATCACCGCCCCGCTGAAGCAGGAGCCGAAGATCTTCGAGGAATACCAGAAAAGCCTTGACAGGCTGATCGTCCCTGAAGGGTACAGCGTTGAACGGTTTTTCATCGTCAACGACTGCCCGGAAGTGACCGGCATGATCAGGAACGCGGCATACATCACGCACGATACCGGAGACGAGTACCGGAAAGACGAGAAAGAACACCTATGGACCGGCGAGAACATCCGGAAGATGTCAAACCTGCGGAACATGACGATCATCTACATGCTGACGCACGGCTTTGACTACTGGCTGAGCGCGGACACAGACCTGGTGCTGGATCCGCATACGCTGGAACATCTGCTGGCGGCTGACAAGGACATCGTCAGCGAAGTGTTCTGGTCTGACAGTGGACGCGGAGAGTGGTGCAATGCGTGGATGCACGATCAGTACAGCAACCCGCTTCCGGAATGGAAAACACCGGGGCTTTACCAGGTCGGAATGACCGGGGCGCTCACGCTTGTGAGGCGGAGAGTGTTTGAAGCCGGAGTCGGGTACGCACCGATCTACAACATCAAAACCGCACTGGTTGGCGAAGACAGGCACTTCAGCGTGAGGGCCGCCTGCATGGGCTTTGAAATGTGGCTTGACACCCACTGCCCGGCGACGCACCTGTACACGGAAGCCGAATACCAGAAGTACAAAGCGAGGGAGAAAGATGCTGAAGGAATGCAGGCAGGCGCTGCGGATCACAACGGAGGCCTATGACGGCGAGCTCTGTTCCCTGATGATGGCCGGCGCGAAGGATCTGAAAATCGCAGGCGTGCGGATTCCCGGATCGGTGGTATTTTCCGAGACGGAATCCGGTTCCCAAAGCGTCTGGGAGGACCGCAGCAGCCTGAAGGACGCCCTGGTGATCCGGGCGATCCTGACCTATGTGCGGGCACACTTCGGCAGTCCGAACGATTACGAGCGGCTGAAGGAAAGCTACAACACACAGAAGGTCCAGCTGATGCACGCGTCGGACTACACCGACTATGACGGCGGTGATAGCGAATGATCCGGGCAGATGTGATGGACCTGATCACCGAAACGGCCAGCGCGCACGGCGTGCACCAGAGCGTGACGGAAACGGCGCGAACGGTGTACTGCACGGTGCAGAGCGTGAGCCGGAGCGAGTTTTACACGGCCGCCAACGCAGGGATGCGCCCGGAATGGGTGTTCCGGCTGGAGGCGGCGGAGGATTACCAGGATGAGCGGGTCGTAAGGTTCCGCGGGCAGAAGCTCCGGGTGGTGCGGACGTACCTGACGGAGGACGGCGGCATCGAGATCACCTGCGAAAGGAGTGACGTGAATGGCACGGACTAACCGCAATGCGCAGACCGCGCCGGCCACAGTCACCCGGGACGCGGTGGACCTGCTGGTGGAGAAACTGAACGAGATCCAGGGCATTGACTTTGTGCGGGACGCCTGGGAGGACAAGGCGCCGGACAACTACGGCGTCGTTGAAATGGCTGAACAGGCCATGAGCCAGTGGGCGGACGACAAAATGGTGGAGCAGGCCTTCAGTCTGACGGTGCACCTGTACGCCACGGACGGAAGCAACGCATGGATCGCGAAGATCCAGGAGAAGCTGGCGGAGGCCACCGACTGGTACAGCATGCTGCCGCACGAGTACGCCTGGGACATCGGGAAGAACCACTGGTCCTGGACGGCGTATATCATCGGCCCGCTGCAGTGGGAAGAGGGTGCCTGAGATGGCACGGTTTGAGTATTCCGCCGGGGAAGGCTTCGAGGGAAAACTGGACAGGCTGGACCGCGGCGCCATCCGGGAGATCGTGATGGCGGGGGCGGAGAAGTGCTCCAAGGACATGCAGGGTGTGATCGGCGCCTACAGGCACGTGAGGACCGGAAGCATGAAGGAGAACGTGAGGCCGGGCATCTACCACGAAGACCTGAACAGCGGATGGGTGGAAGTATACCCGCAGGGCGTTGACGGCCGGGGCGTGAGCAACGCGAAAAAGGCGTTCGTGATCGACCGGGGCTACGGCGCCCGCCGGACGAAGAAGACCGGCGACAAGTTTATTACCAAGAACAAGAAGCAATTCCAGACTGACGTGACGAGGGCCATGCAGGACCGGAGCGACAGGCTGATTGCAGAGACTTTCAAGTAGGAGGGTAAAACCTATGGCAAGAATCGGACTGAAAAGCCTGACTTACGCCACCATCTCGACCGGCGGTGAAGGCAGCGCGGTGGTTTACACCGGCGGCGTGATGAAGGGCGACATGATGATGAGGGCGGACGTCACGCTGAACCACGAGGACGTGAAGATGTTCGCGGACAACCACGCGGTGGAGCGCGCCAACGGCGTGACCGGCGGCACCATCGCCCTGGAACTGGCGAAACTGCCCTTTGACGTACAGGAAGCCATCCTGGGCTACGCCGCCACCAGCAACGAGCTGACGGTGACCGAGGATCCGGCGCCCTATGTTGGCTTCGGCTACATCACCTGCGAGATTGAAGGCGGCGTGAAGAGCTACATGGGCTACTGGTTCCCGAAGTGCCAGTTCGGCCTGGACAGCGACAGCGCCAGCTCCAAGGGCGACAACACCGAGTTCCAGAGCAACCAGCTGACGGGCGAGATCCTGGGCGTGGTGACAACTGCCGGCGGCAAGGCGGAGTTCTACTACAAGGACAAGGAATCCACCGAAGCGCTGGCGACTGCCTGGCTGAAGACCAAGGCCGGCATCAGCACCTGACGGACACGGAGCGGAAGGACCTGAACCACCCTTCCGCTCCGGTTTTTGGGATTTTGGGAAAGTGAAAGACACGGAAAGGAAGGAAAAGGAAGATGGCAAGCATCACAGTTAACGGAAAGGAATACGGACTTCGGTTCGACCTGTACGCCATGGAACAGGTAGAAGAGGCATTCGGCAGCGTGAAGGGCGCCTTTGACGGGCTGCGGGAAGGAAAGCAGATCAAGACCACGCGGACGCTGTTCCGGATCCTGGCGAACAGCTGGCTGGGCTACAACGGACAGGAGGAGACGGTGACCGGGGACGAGATCAAGCACGCGGACATGAACACGGTGATGGAGCTTTCCAACGCCATCCGGCAGGCCATCGCCGAGGGATCCAAGAGCGAGACGACCGGGGGCAACGAAGCGGACGACAGTGTGCACGACGTGTTCCTGGAGGAGATAGAGAGAAAAAACTGAGCAACCGGCGGGGGACGAGGGTCCGGGAGTACTACGGATACGCCCTGATTGCCGGGATACGCGTGGAGGACGCCCGGCGGATGCTGCCGGGCTTCATTATGGACATGTTCAAGATCCGGGCGGAGTACGACGTGCGGATCAACGGCGGAAAGATACAGAAGCGGCAGCTGCTGGGGGGATAAAACGTGGCGAGCAACGACATCAAGCAGAAAATCGTCCTGGAGGGGGAAAAAGAGTATAACCGGGCGCTGAGTGAGGCGAAACGGAACCTGAAGACCCTGCGGAGCGAGCTGAAGGCGGAGACCGCCGAACTGGGCGCCAACGCGACCGCCCAGCAGAAGAACGAGACCCGGATCAAGAGCCTGCAGAAGCAGATTAAGGAGCAGGAAAAGGTCGTCAAGACCTACCAGGACGCCCTGAAGGAAGTCAAGGAGAAGTACGGCGACAACGAGGACGCGGTTGCCAAGTGGGAACAGAAGCTGAACGATGCCCGGTACAGCCTGGCCAGCATGCGGAACGAGCTGGAGGGCGTGGGGAACAGTTTCAAGGACGTGCAGGGAAGCGCGGACATGGCCACGGTGGCCACCAAGAGCGTTGCGGATGCCTTCGGGAAGCTGAGCGACATCGGCGGGACCATCAGCGACGGGATTGAAAGCGCCTTCAAGGGCCTGCTGAGCTCGGCGAAGGACACGGTGGAGGCCATCTGGGGCAGCATTGTGGACCTGGCGGCCCGGAGCAACAACCTGGTGGACCTGGCGGGCTTCTGGAACACGGACGTGACGAAGATCCAGAAGTACGCCGGGGCAGTGACGGAGGTTTCCGGCACGCTGGAGGACCTGAACAGCCTGGTGACCAAGATCAACGCCGGCGACAGCAAGAAGATCGCGGAGCTGACGGGTGTATCTGACGAAAACTACACAGACCAGTGGGAATACGCCATGGCGGTTATGGACGCCATGAGCAAGATGAGCAAGGAAAACCGGAACCAGGTTGCCTTTGACATCTTCGGCGGGCGGCAGGCCACCAAAGCCTTTGACCTGCTGAACGACTGGGAAAAACTGCTGGACCACCTGGACAAGTACGACGCGGAAAAGGGCGGATACGGCCTGAGCGAGGAAGAGCTGACCACCATGTCCGACCTGTACGACAAGGTGAACGGCCTGAAGCAGAGCTGGCAGAGCCTGAAGGACATGGCCACGGTGAAGCTGTTCGGCCAGCTGAGCATGGACCTGACGGGCAACGCCCAGGCGATTGTGGACAGTTTCCTGAAATACTTCAACGCCGGCAGCGACGAGGAACGGAACCAGGCGCTGGAGGAAATCGAAAACAACATCACGGCCATGTTCGAGACGGCGAAGAAAGCAATCGAGGACGGCATTGCACTGCTGGGCAAGATCGCGGAGGACCTGAAGGCCAGCGACAACCCCACGGCCCAGGCGCTGGGCAACATCCTGAGCGGGTTGGTGGACGCGCTGAAGTGGTTCACGGAAGACAACATGAACAACGTGGTGCACGCCCTGGAGATCCTGGCAGGCTTCTGGCTGACGGGGAAGGGTTTGCAGATGGGCGCGAAGATTGCGGAGGTTGTGAAGGACATCGCCGCCATCAAGGCGTTCAAGTTTGCCGGGGCAGGTTCGGAAATCGCCAGCGGGGCGGCAAGCGCGGGAACCGCGGCGGGCACCAGCTTCGGGGCGGCATTCCTGAAGGGATTTATCCAGGCGGCACCGGCCCTGGCATCGGTGCTGGGCATCACGGCGGTGGCCATTGCACCGGCCCTGGCGGCACAGGCGGACGCGGAAAAGAAGGTTGAGGAACGCCGGGAGCGGCGGCTGGAGGCTGCCGGGAACCTGGACAACAGCGCGGACGCGCAGTTCCTGCAGCAGCTGGCGGACGCCCTGGGACTGAAGCGGGACGCCAACGGGAACCTGGTGAAGAACATCATCGGGCAGAACTGGATCGGCGGGAACGAGGCAGAGATTGAGCAGATGCTGATGGGCATGGGCGGCCGGAGCGACCTGGAGAAAGCCCAGCTGTACAACATCCTGAAAGAGACATACACCGGCGCGGGCTACAGCACCTGGGCGGAACTGCAGCGGATGTGGAGCGGCGAAGGGCTGGACCTGGGCCGGATGACGGCACTGGCGGAAGCCATCGCGGACGCGTACAGCAACGGCGGACCCTCCCCGGACTGGTGGACAACCCAGGGCGGCAACGCCGGGAACACGGACGGGCTGACGGCGGTGGACGCCCAGAACATGACCAGCGCGGTGCAGCAGATGCCCAGCGCGGTGGCCAAGGGCATCAGCGGCATCCGGGTGAACCTGGACGGGCAGACGGTGGGCCGCCTGGTGGCGCCCTATGTGAGCCAGCAGATTGCCCAGGAAATTCAATAAACGTAATTAAGGAGGAAGCCAGATGATCCTGAAAAGGCGGGTTTCGCTGGGCGGGGTGCAGCTGGACAGCCTGGACAACCGGATCCTGATCAGCGGCATTGACGAGGCCGCGGGCCGGGACAGCATCACGGGCATAGGCAGCGGCGGAAACGGCCAGCGGATCACGAAGAAGAAGCGGGAAAGCCTGGACATCACGGTCAAGTTCACGCTGAAGATCCGCAGCGACGAGATGGCAGAGCGGGAAGCCCTGCTGCAGAAGATCATCGGCTGGGCGGCGCCCGGTGGATGGCTGAAGCTGGCCTCCCGGCCCGTTCAACTGGGCCAACGAGTTCACCATCGTATTCCGGGCGTACAGCGTGCCCTTCTGGATGGAAAGCACGGCGGTGAGCGCCAAGAGCGGGACCGCGGCGGAGGGGAGCATGACCATTGACGTGCCCGGGAACGCGGAGAGCGTGGCGGGCGCCATCATCGAGAACCGGAGCGGCAAGACCATCAACAGGATCACGCTGAAGGTGGGGGACAGTGAAATAAAGTTCACGGACCTGAACCTGGGCGGGACGGACACGCTGTACATCGAGCACACGATCCGGCCGGACATCGCCTTTTTCCGGGCGAGGACGGGGAACGGCGGCAGCGTGATGGCCAAGCGCAGCGGGGCGGACGACCTGAAGGTAAACCCCGGGGTGAACGCCATCACCTTCAGCGCTGACCGTGCGGTTGCGGTGACCGTCAACGTGAGGGGGCGGTACCTGTGATAGCCCTGCTGAAAGCGCACAGCCTGACAGTAAAGGACCATTTTGAGGCGGAGCGGTTCGCCCTGAACCTTTCCGAGCGGCAGAGCACCGCCAGCATTACGGTGGGGCCCCGGGCGCCGGCGATCACGGTGAACGACTGGCTGATGGACGAACACGGACCGGGGGCGGGCATCGTGTGGCGGGTGAAGAGCATCGACACGGACTACGCCACGGAGAGCCGGACGCTGAACTGCGAGCACCTGATCACGGGACTGCGTGACCTGGTAATGTTCGGCGAGGTGACGCCGGCAACCATCACGGGGAACAAGAAGGCCACCAGCTGCACCGCGGAACAGGCGGCGCGGTACGTGCTGAAGGGGCAGGGCGACTGGACGCTGGGTTCCATGGGATTCAGCAAGAGCGCCCCGTACAACTTCAACGGGGACGACCTGCTGAGCGCACTGGAAACCATTTCCGGCAGCCTGCTGGAAGCATGGTGGAGCTACGACTTCACGAGCTACCCCTTCAAACTGAATATCAAACCGAAAAGCACACAGGTGGCCTGCGAGATGCGCATGGACCGGAACATCCGGAGCCTGAAGAAGACGGTGGACAAAACCCGGATGTTTACGCGGTTTTACCCCATCGGCAAGAACAACCTGAAGCTGGGCGGCGGCGGGTACGTGGAGAAGAACGCGAACCTGTACGGCGTGATCAGCAAGGTGGAGACGGACGGGGAGAAGGCCAGCGCGGCAGAGCTGAAGGCCTGGGCAGAGGAAAAGCTGAACAACCACGCCGAGCCGCTTGTAACTATCACGATCACCGGGATGGACCTGAGCGAGGCCACCGGGGAGCCCCTGGACCGGCTGACCCTGGGCACGGTGTGCCGGGTGCCCCTGCCGGAGTTTGAAACGATCATCACGGAGCGGATCACGCGGCTGAGCTGGGGCGACAAACTGGCGGACCCGGAGAGCGTGAGCATCACCCTGGCCAACCAGGTGGAGGACGTGGCCAGCATCGTGAACCGGATCCAGAAGGCCGCTGGCAGCGGAGGACGGTCCGCGGCGAAGAAGGCCGGGGAAGACCATGCCTGGTTTGTGGACACGGAGGAACACGTGGGCATGGTTGCCGAGGCGGTGGCAGGCCCGGGAGCGGACAAGGACTGGAGCCGGGTTTCCTCCATCTTTGCTGACGGGAGCGGCATCCACCAGCGGGTGACCAAGACCGAGGGCGACCTGGTGGTGGCGGAGCAGCGGATTGAAAGCACGGAAACCAGCTGGACCAACACGGTGAGCGCCATCGGCAAGAACGGGAAGATCACGGTGGGCAGCATCTGCCTGGCCATCAACGAAAGCGGCGACCCGGAGGCGGTGATCAACGCAAAGAAGATCTACCTGCTGGGGCAGACCATCGCGAACACGGTGACGGCGGAGCTGATCCAGAGCAAGGTCAACCTGATGAGCAACCTGCGGGTGAAGCAGCTGACGGTGGCAACGGCCCTGAAGTTTGAAGGCGGCGACGGATGCACCATTACAGGAAGCCAGGCGGCGGACATTCTGCGGAACCTGCGGATATCAAGAAACGGAAATAATTACACACTGCAAAAGATCACCTGCGGCGGAGGATCGTGGGAGGATGTTGGGACTTTTAGCCGGGCCATTACTTCATGGGGCGTTGCGGGAAGTAGTGGCAAGGTAAAAGTCACAGCGCAACCGCAGAACCAGTCGAAAGAAGTACCGGTATCCATTAGCGGAGGAAACACGATATCAGCGAATGGTCAATATCTATATGACATCTATTATGAAGATGACAACGGGGACGATGTGAAGCTCCCAGGAACAACAAAGACAATTACAGTGGCAGTACATCCGAACAGTATGACATTGACAAGATCAAAGGCTGGAAGAACAAGCGGAGGGCTGGATGTGTATTACGGACAGCTTTATTACTGGGACGATGATGACGGAAGTTATATGCCAGCAGCTGCCGGGAATCATTACTGGTACTACAGCAGCACAAACCGCGCAGGCACAAACGCTGTTTACTATTAAGGAGGGCTACATGGAAGAGAATATCAAACTGTCTGAAGAGATTCAGATCATTCTGAACACACTGCCAACACTGGAGATGCCTCCGACATTCGACAACACAAACAAGGTATTGGGAATGTACATGAAGCTCTACGCCGTGCGGGATGCCCTGGCGGAAAAGGAGGAACAGGAAGATGGAAACGATTGTTCTGAATGACGGGACGACCTGGAGCGGGTATGTTGCCCTGAGCGGGAACCAGCTGTTCTTCTACATTGACGGGCAGGGGCTGAAGGCGGTTTTCGACAAGCTGATTGTGCCAGCCAAGGCCAAGAAGGTGACATACAACAGCGGCGGACAGAGCCAGGTATACAAAGGCTATTCAAAACTGATAGCGGTGCGGGACGAGGGAAACGACCTGATCACCGCCGTGACGGAAAAGGTGGTGTAAGAAGATGCCGAAGGTGAACGGATTTATCTTTCACGCGGACACAGGGGACTTTGAGATGTATGCCGGAGACACGGGCTCCGGCATTTTCCATATCAGCCGGGACAGCGGCGAGGATTGGACATCGGACGCCCGGGCACTGTTCACGGTGACCAGCCCCGGCGGCGACATTGTGATGCAGCGGATCTACCGGCTGGACGACCAGTACGACCTGGGGAATGGCCGGATCCTGATTGAGTTTCACAACGACG